AACTTGTGTCGTTTCATGTTCGGTTACTTTTATATTAGTGCCCGTCGTATGTCTGGTGAAATGGACACTTCATGTTGTAATGGGTTTTCTAATCTGATGCTTTTGCTTTTCAATTGTTCTCTGTATCGATGTAAGAATGTCTTGTGCGTCATAGAAGGAGATGACGCGCTGGTCACTTATGATGGTCCTATAATGAACGAGAAATATTGGAAAAATTTGGGATTTACTATAAAGATGGAGTATTTTGAACGCATCAATGTGGCTTCGTTTTGTGGTCAGGTATTTGATGTTATGAGTGGTGTGGTCATTGCAGACCCGTTGAAGACTATTTTAAATTTTCCGTGGGTTAATATGAAATTTGCCCAGCAGCCGCTCAAAACACGCCTTGGCTTAGCCAGATGCAAGGCTCTATCTCTATTATATCAACACGCTGGTTGTCCGATTTTGCAGCCCTATGCCTTGATGGTATTAAGAATTTGTGGTAGTGTCGATTATGTTTTTGACACCACTGACCGGTATAAATATGCGTTGCAATTGGAAGCTTTTAACAATGGGGCTGTGTCAAAGCCTATTACCGATTCGTGTCGATCTCTATTCGCTGGTTATTATAATATGTCAGTGTTTGACCAGCTTGATATAGAACGTGCTTTTGATTTGAACCGTGGTTTTGAATTTTTTGACTGTCCCACTTTTTTGCGTCTAACCAGCCCCGTTACAAAAGACGCGTGGGAACGTTATGTCAAACAGATCCCATGGTGATTATGACTCGTGGTTTCCTAATTTTTTGATACCAGAGTCTGTTGAATATCATGTCTCTCGAGGAGTTTATGATGACGACGCGTCGAGTAAGGTTGGCCGTTATGCCTTAGGGTATGCTAACAAATATTACTTCGGTCAGGAACCTTCTATGGATTATAATCCTACTGTAGGCGCTGATAAAACGTCTCTTACTGACTTGGGAAAACAACCAGCGGCGAGAGAGCCCTCTCAAAGTGGGACAAAACAAAAAGACCGACTGATGCTTCCAAGATCAGGTCGTGGCCGCCGACGCCGTGGCGTCGGCCGTGAAATCGAGGCGTTGCGAGCCGAAATACGTTCTATGAAGAATCAGACGCGTAATGCACCTACTCGTGGTAGGTCTCGTACTAACAATAATCGTAAGTCTCGTCCTCCTCCTCGAAAATATTTACCACCAAACTTGCGTTCAGGTGGTGGTACTGAACAAAAAAA